GGCTTGGCTACCTAGTTTCACGACTCTACGAACGCAGAGTACTCCACCTGAGCAACGAACGCCGCTCAGGAGGCCCGTGGTGGAATATCCACCTAAGACCGGTCGTCCACTGCGGAACAGTGGTTGACGATTGGGCTGGAAGACCAAAGACTCTCCTGACTGGTTCTCTTCCACGAGTAGGCGTAAGCCCATCGTAGCGGATATTCAGTACAGGATGAAGTTCAGGATCTTTCAGACTTGTGTAAGCTACGCATAATCTACCGAAAGTTGATTTCCTAATGGATTTCGATTTAAGTTTTTTATGACGTACCTTGTACCCTTCGTGTCCAGGGTTATTCACACTCGCGAGAGTGGGATTAGCCTCAGACAAAGAACAAATTAGACCCGTGTCACCAAGTGACAAAGGAATTTTGTTCTTTTTCCACGAGCTGGGAGCAACTTTAACAATTGCCCGCCATAACTCACGGAACCTACCATCGCAATACGCATCGCCATTTATACGGCGACTATAGATGCGGAGAGAGTTAGCAGCTTGAATCGGATATGGTATCCTTTTCTGGCTGTTCTCCCCCTTCTGCATTTTAGCTTTGCGAAGGTAGAAAGGTCGAACTGGTTGTTGTAAAAACCAATCAGTTCCACAAGATTCGAAGAAACTCCCTGCCAGGAAGCTCTTCTCGGTGTTAACCTTGAAACCCAACTGGTTCAAGGTCAGTACCAACTTGTTGGCATAAGCTTGCGGGACTATTAAGTCATCACCATAAATGGTGACATCAGCCCACTCACTCATTGGTACACAATAAAAGCAAATAACCGCGAAAATCAGCGATTCTAGCTCAAAAGTGTACCCATTACCCATGGAGGAAAACTTCGCGTTTTTGCGCGAAACCCCATCGATAATCGTACTCTCACAACGACATGTTGAAAAGAGCACGAACCAATCCCAAGGCAAGACTGCTTTAACTAACTCATAAGATATCGAGTCAGAGGCAGCTGATAAATCAACGGTAGCTAAGTTACGTTTATACGCAACCTGGCTAAGATGTTGATTTCGCCATTGGGACTTCAAGTCAATACCCAAGACAGTTTTCAACTTACTGCGCACATATCCACCGATACCTAACTGAACATAAGAATTCAGTGTTGGTTCGATACATATGGCACGGTCAGTCTTTGCTGTCTTAGGCACAGTTATGAAGTTGTTACCCTCTACTATATTGGGACAAGCTAGGTGTTTCCACCATAGCTCACTTCCGTCTTCAGAACCTGCTTTCGCAGGCCCCTTGACAGGAGCTTTCAATATAGATTTATAAAAAGGATACATCTCCATCGTAAGGTCCATGTTGGTGTCGAATTTATCAGACACGACACTTCCAACGCCTTTTAAACAAGTGGTCGCACCTGGTCCAAATCTAAATCTACGCTGGATATTCTCCAGTGTTTCTTTATTTAAGGGACCGAGTACTTCCGAGATTGAATGTCTTAACTTACCAGTGAGTTTACTATTAACACCGGTACGAAAGAGGGTATTCATCTCTGCACACTTTACCTCTGAGTCGAGAAAAGACTTAAGAGCCGATTGCTGTTTATTATTTGACAGCGGTAGGTTCTGGGACTTTTTCAAGACAGATCTGATCAAATAGTCGTCACGAAATTTATCGACGTCTACGTAATCACAGGGGTCAGTAATTAAATTAGC